GCAGCATCGACGCAGAGGCGAGTGATGCACGCCGGGCGGCGATGACGGACCCGTCTAAGTCCCGGCGCGCCACGGCGCCCAAGCTCAAGCCGGTACCCGACGCGGCCGTGTCCGCCGTTGGCGACACGCTGCGGGAACAAGGGCTCGCCGCGCCGCCCGTCGGCAGCGGCACGACCTTCCTGCAGGCCAAGACCGCGAATGAGGTGCTGAAGGCCCAGGAGCGGCGCATCCGGCTTCAGAAGCTCAAGGGAGAACTCGTCGACCGCGCCCGGGCGGTTGCGGTCGTGTTTCGGCTGGCACGCGAGGAGCGCGATGCCTGGGTGAACTGGCCGGCGCGCGCGGCGGCGCTGATGGCGGCCGAACTCGGCGTTGAGGCGGCCGCCATGCAGAAGGCCTTGGAGAAACATGTACGCGCCCACCTCGACGAACTCGCCGAGGTCCGGCCCGAATTCCGGTGATGAAGATGGCCTGAGGGATTTCGAAGGCGCGGCTGAGATCCTGCGCGCCTGGGGCAACGGGATCCGACCGGATCCCGACCTCAGCGTCTCGGAATGGGCGGACCGGCACCGGATGTTGGCGTCCCGCGCTTCGGCCGAACCGGGGCGCTACCGCACAATGCGAACGCCCTACATGCGGGAGATCATGGACCGGCTGTCGCCCGGCGACGCGGCGCAACGGGTCGTGTTCATGAAGGCCGCACAGGTCGGGGCGACGGAAGCCGGCAACAACTGGATCGGCTTCGCGATCCACCAGGCGCCGGGCCCTATGCTCGCGGTCCAGCCGACGGTGGAACTGGCCAAGCGCAACTCGCGCCAGCGGATCGACCCGCTGATCGACGAGAGTCCCGAGCTCCGGGAGCGGGTGAAACCGGCCCGATCCCGCGACGCCGGGAACACGATGCTGTCCAAAGAATTCGCGGGCGGCATCCTGATCATAACGGGCGCGAACTCGGCGGTCGGCCTGCGCTCGACCCCGGCACGCTACATCTTCCTCGACGAGGTCGATGCCTATCCGGCCTCGGCCGACGAGGAAGGCGATCCGGTGACCTTGGCCGAGGCGCGGTCGCTGACCTTCGCCCATCGGCGCAAGGTGTTCCTGGTCTCGACGCCGACCATCCGGGGCTTGAGCCGGATCGAGCGCGAGTTCAATGCGTCCGATCAGCGGCGCTACTTCGTGCCGTGTCCGCATTGCGGGGCGATGCAGTGGCTGAAGTTCGAGCGGCTGCGCTGGCAGAAGGGCAAGCCGGAGACTGCAGAATATATCTGCGAAGGCTGCGACAGAGCCGTCGCGGAGCACCACAAGACGGCGATGCTGGAGCGCGGCGAATGGCGTGCGACCGCCACGGCCGCTGATCCCACCACCATCGGCTACCACCTCTCGGCGCTCTACTCGCCGGTGGGCTGGCTTAGCTGGCCCCGGATCGCGCGCAGCTGGGAGGCGGCCCAGGGCTCCGACGAGGCGATCAAGGCGTTCCGCAACACCATTCTCGGCGAGACGTGGGTCGAAACCGGCGAGGCGCCGGACTGGCAGCGGCTCTACGATCGCCGCGAGGTGTGGCGGTCAGGCACGGTGCCAGCGGGCGGGCTGTTCCTGACGGCGGGCGCGGATGTCCAGAAGGACCGCATCGAGGTCGATGTCTGGGCCTGGGGCCGAGGGCTTGAGAGCTGGCTCGTCGATCACGTCGTGATCGAGGGCGGGCCGGACCGGCATGATGCTTGGGAGCAACTGACGGCCCTCCTCGACCGGTCCTGGCCGCACGAAAACGGTGCGCACCTTCGGATCGCGCGGCTCGCCATCGACACCGGCTACGAGGCCCCGGCGGTCTATTCCTGGGCGCGGGCGCAAGGCTTCGCGCAGGTGGCGCCGGTGAAGGGCGTCGAAGGGTTCAACCGTTCGAGCCCGGTCTCCGGCCCCACCTTCGTCGATGCGACCGAGGGCGGGAAGCGCCTGCGTCGCGGCGCCCGGCTCTGGACGGTGGCCGTCTCGACCTTCAAGGCCGAAACCTACCGCTTCCTGCGGCTGGAGCGCCCGACGGCCGAGGAACGTGACGAGGGCGCGGCGTTCCCGCCCGGCACGATCCACCTGCCGACATGGGTCGAGAGCGAGTGGCTGAAGCAGGTCGTGGCCGAGCAGCTGGTTACGGTGCGCACGAAGCGCGGCTTCGCGAAGCTCGAATGGCAGAAGCTGCGCGAGCGCAACGAGGCGCTCGATTGCCGGGTCTACGCCCGCGCGGCCGCCTGGATCGCAGGCGCCGACCGCTGGTCCGAAGAGAAATGGCGCGATCTCGAGGACCAGCTCGGGGCGACGCCCCCCGACAGCGATCCCGCCGGGCAGATCCACAGGCCGGGACAGGTACCCCAAGGCAAGCGCCGTTCCGACTGGATCGGGCGGCGGGAAGGATGGTTCTGAGATGACCGACTGGACCGAAACCGAGCTTTCGGCACTACGCCGGGCCTATGCCAGCGGCACGACCCGCGTCAGCTATGACGGCAAGTCGGTGGATTACGGCTCGGCGGAGGATCTGCTCGCCCGCATCCGCACCATCGAGCGCGCGATTGCCAGTGTGGGGCGGCCGCTTGCGGTCGCCGGGCTCGCGGGTTTCTCGCGCGGGGATCGCTGATGGCGGCGAACTGGTTCGACCGCGCAATCGCGTCAGTCGCCCCTCGGGCCGCCGCGCGGCGTGTCCTGGCGCGACAGGCGTTCGAGACGCTCGCGCGCGGCTACGAGGGCGCCGCGCGAGGACGCCGCACGGAGGGCTGGCGTGCCCCGGGATCCTCGGCTGACACCGAGATCGGCGTGGCCGGGGCGCTCTTGCGCGACCGGATGCGCGATCTCGTCCGCAACAACCCGCACGCGGCCAAGGCCGTGGCGGTGCTGGTGAACAACATCGTTGGCGCGGGCATCATGCCGCGTGCCGCCAGCGGGGACGAGGCGCTGGACCGCCGCGTCGACGATCTGTTCGAACGATGGGCCGAGGCCTGTGACGCCGACGGCCAGCTCGACTTCTACGGGCTTCAGACGCTGATCTGCCGTGAGATGGTCGAGGCCGGCGAAGTGCTGGTGCGCCGTCGCCTGCGCCGCGCCGCGGACGGACTGGCCGTGCCGCTGCAATTGCAGGTGCTGGAGGCCGACTTCCTCGACGCCACCAGATCCGGTGTGCTTGACGCCGGACGGCTGATGCAGGGGATCGAGTTCGATCCGCTCGGCAGGCGCCGGGCCTACTGGCTCCATGCGGAGCATCCGGGCGACGCCTATGGCGCCTTGCAGAACGGCCTGCAGAGCCGGCCGGTCCCGGCGAGCGAGATCGCCCATGTCTACGAGAAGCAGCGCACGCAGGCGCGCGGCGTTCCCTGGGGCGCGCCGGTCATCCGCGCCCTTCGTGATCTCGACGATTATGAAGTGGCCGAGATCGTGCGCAAGAAGACCGAGGCTTGCGTCACCGCCATCGTCTTCGGCGACGACGAGGCGCAGCAGGGCATCGCCCCGGCGGTGGTCGACGCCGACGGCAACCGGGTCGAGCAGTTCGAACCAGGACTGATCGCCTATGCCCGCGGCGGCAAGGACATCCGCTTCAACCAGCCAGCCGCGACGGGCGGCTACGGCGAGTACAAGCGCGCGAGCCTGCATACGATCTCTGCCGGGTTCCGGGTGCCCTACGAGCTACTCACCGGCGATCTCAGCCAGGTGAACTACTCCTCCATCCGGGCGGGGCTCGTCGAGTTCCGCCGGATGATCGACGCTGTCCAGTGGCAGCTCTTCATTCCAATGCTCTGCACCCCGGTCTGGCGCTGGTTCACCGAGGCCGCATGGGCCGCGGGACAGATCCCGACGCCGGACGTGCCGGTCGAATGGTCACCGCCCAAGTTCGAGGCGATCGATCCGCAGAAGGACGCGATGGCGAACCTTCTGGCGATCCGTTCGGGAACGATGACACTGGCCGAGGTGATCGCTCGGCAGGGCCGCAATCCCGACGCCGTGCTGGCGGAGATCGCCGCGACCAACGCCAAGCTCGACGCCCTCGGGCTTGTGCTCGACAGCGACCCCCGCCGCGTCACCAAGACCGGCAGCGCGCAATCGAGCGGCCCGGCAACCGATCCGGAACCCGACTCGGGGCAGCCGGACACCGCCCAACAGGACTGACTTCATGGACACGATGATCGAACTGCCGGCGCTTCGCCGGTCGGCGGAGCTTGCGCCAAACACCGTCGATGCCGACGCACGCACCGTCGAGGTGATCTGGTCGGCGGGCGCGCGCGTCCGGCGGGCGAGCTTCTTCGGCGAGCCCTACGACGAGGAACTCAGCCTCGACCCTGCCCATGTGCGCCTCGACCGGCTTAACGCGGGCGCGCCGTTCCTGAAGGTGCATGAGATCGACACACTCGACGCCGTCATCGGCTCGGTTGTGCCCGGCTCGGCGCGGATCGAGCAGGGGCGCGGCATCGCGCAGGTCCGCATCAGCGAGCGCGCCGATGTCGAGCCGATCTGGCGAGACATCCAGGCCGGGCACATCCGCGCGGTCTCCATCGGCTACCAGGTCCATCGCTTCGACATCTCCAAGCCCGACGGCGGGCGGGAGCTCTGGCGGGCGGTGGACTGGACCCCTTTCGAGATTTCAGCGGTCCCGGTCGGGGCCGACCCCGCTGCGGGCTTCCGCAGCCAGAGCCCTCTTGAAACCTGCGTCCTTCACCGCCGGGACGCGCCCTCCAACCCGCAAGGAGCATCCCCGATGACGGAGAAGACCCAGACCCCGGCCCCGACTGACGAGGTCGTGGCCGACCAGACGAGCGACACGGCAGCGACCGAGGAGACCATTATGACCGACACGCCCCCGAGCGCGGCCGACACGCAGACCCGCGCCCGTCCGAAGACCGCGAAGCCTGATGCCCCCGATCCCGAGGCTGTGGCGAACCGCGCCCGTGAAGCCGAGCGCGAGCGTGTCTCGACCATTTACGATCTGGCGGGTCGTCTGAACCTCGAGCGCAGCTTCGCCGAGGATCTGGTCAAGCGCGGCACCGGTCTCGACGAAGCCCGACGCCTGATCCTCGACCAGGTGGCCGCGAAGTCGGAGGAGACCCGGACCTTCCCGCATGTCTCGGTGCCGCTTGGCGGCCGGGATGAGCGCATTACCCGCCGCGACGCGGTGGCGAATGCGCTCCTGCACCGCTACAGCCCGACGCTGTTTCCTCTGGAGGACGCCGCGCGTCAGTACCGCGGCATGACGCTCCTCGAACTGGCCCGGGAAAGCCTCGGCAATGCGGGGGTCAACACCCGCGGGCTTTCCCGTGACGAGGTGGCGACGCGCGCGCTGCATTCGACCTCGGACTTCCCCGAAATCCTCGCGGCCGTCACCAACAAGACCCTGCGCCAGGCCTACGAGGCCTATCCGCGGACCTTCGCACTCTTCTGCCGTCAGGTGCTGGCGACCGACTTCAAGGCGATGCACCGGGTGCAGCTCGGCGAAGCACCGCAGCTGCTGGAGGTTGGCGAGAGCGGCGAGTTCAAGCGCGGGACGCTCGGGGAGAGCAAGGAAAGCTACCGCGTGAAGACCTACGGCCGGGTCGTAGCCATCACCCGGCAGGTGCTGATCAACGACGATCTCGACGCCTTCACCCGGATCCCGGCGATGTACGGCAACTCCATCGCCCAACTGGAGTCGGACGTGGTCTGGGGCATCATCACCTCGAACCCGGCCATGGCCGATGGCAATGCGCTGTTCCACACCACCCATAAGAACCTCGCAGGCACCGGCGCGGCGCTCGACGTCACCAGCGTCGGCGCGGCTCGGGCGGCGATGGCCAAGCAGACCGGGCTCGACAAGAAGACGGTGCTCAACATCCGCCCCGCCTTCCTGATCGTGCCGGCATCTCTGGAACTGAAGGCCGAGCAGCTGGTCGCGCAGAATCTCGTGCCTGCGTCGAGCGGTAACGTGGTGCCGCAGTCGATCCGCACGCTTAGCACCATCGCCGAGCCGCGTCTCGATGCGGCCAGCGAAACCGCCTGGTATCTGGCCGCCAGCCCGAACCAGATCGACACCATCGAGTACGCCTATCTCGAAGGCCAGCAGGGCGCTTACATCGAGACGCGCAACGGCTTCGACGTCGACGGGGTCGAGATCAAGTGCCGCCTCGACTTCGGCGCCAAGGCGATCGACTGGCGCGGCCTCTACAAGAACCCGGGTGCCTGATCCGGCCCCGTCCCTGACACCTGAACCCCGACGAGATGGGCGGTCCTGACGGGTCGCCCTTCGTCTTTCCAAGAGGATCCCCGCCATGAAGAACTACGTCCAGCCCGGCAACACCATCACCCTGACCGCGCCCTATGCGGTCGTTTCCGGCGACGGCCTGCTCGTCGGCTCCATCTTTGGCGTGGCTGCGGGCAGCGCTGTCCTCGGCGAGACCGTGGAGGCGTCACTCGTCGGCGTCTTCGACCTGAAGAAGGTCGCTTCGCAGGCGTGGGCCGCGGGCGACAAGGTCTACTGGGACAACACCAACAAGGAGGCGACGAAGACCGCCACCGCCAACACGCTGATCGGCGTTGCGACCGAAGCCGTCGCCGGTGGCGCCGGCGACGTCATCGGGCGGGTTCGCCTGAATGGCAGCTTCTGATGTCGGCCATCGCCGCTGCGTTCCAGTCACTGTTTGTCGACCCGAACATGGCGCGGGACGCGACCTTCACGCCAAAGGGCGGCAGCGCCGTCTCCGTCCGGATCGTCTTGCGCCGGCCCGACCGGATCTTCGAATTCGGCGAGACACGGTTGCATGCCGCCACGACGCTGCTCGACATTCGCGTCGCCGATGCACCCAGCCTCGCCGAAGGCGACGGGTTCCAGTTCGACGGCGTTTCCTATGTCGTCCAGGGGGAACCGAGCCGCGACGCGGAGCGACTGATCTGGACGGCGGAGCTGCGCGAGGCATGAGGTTCTCGGTCAGCACGATCGGCGATCTCGGCAAGATGATGGCCGACGAGATCAAGGCCGCCGAGAAGGCCGTCACTGCTGGGATCTCACAGGCCACCGAAGGCCTGAAGACCGAGCTCCGGACGCAGGTCACCTCGGCGGGACTGGGTCCGAGACTGGCGCGCACCTGGCGCGGACAAGTCTACCCCAAGGGCGAAGACAGCATCCGGGCGGCGGGTCTCGTCTGGTCCAAGGCGCCGGGCATCATCCGCATCTACGAGGACGGCGCGACCATTCGCTCGAAGAACGGCTTCTTCCTCGCGATCCCGACGGCGGCCGCTGGCCGATACGGGGATGGCGGTCGGAAGATCACGCCGGGTGGATGGGAGCGACGGACCGGGCAACGGCTGCGCTTCGTCTACCGACGACGCGGCCCCTCTCTCCTCGTGGCCGACGGGATGCGTGCCCGGACAGGCAAGCGTGGTGGCTTCTCTCGCGCGAGCGCTTCCGCACTCCGGACGGGCCGAGGACTGGTGACCGTGCCGATGTTCATCCTGGTTCCGCGGGTCACGATCCGCAAGCGCCTCGAGGTGGCCGGCGCCGCCGAGCGCTGGGTGAGCCGGC